GGTTATCACGCGGGATAATATGGATACTTTAGGTAAATATAAAACAAACTTTTTAGGTAATAAAAATTCTTTTAATATAGGGTTTAATAATAGATCACCATTTAGTTACAAAAGCAGTATGCCTACAAATTTCATATCTGTACCTACTGTTAGTGCTAATCCAGGTGATTACAAACTAAGCACTGAATCTAACTATGCCTCTATAAATAGTGGTGGTAGACAATTTACTCAAGGTTTAATTAATATAGGTAGATCTTTAGCAGGAAATAAAAAAGATAATGAAGATGATAATAAAACTAAGGTGAAATCAAAAAAATTAAAACCAGGTAGTCAAGCTCAAAAACTTATAGATCCTAAAGGATACCAAAGTTATATTACAGCTAGAGATACAGCTAAATTAGAAAAAGACGGATTATTGAATGAAGATGGTAGAATAGATACAAATAAAATATTTTCTCTAACAAGTTCTGGAGTAAATTCTAGTGAATAAAAAAACAGTCATGGAACTGTATAAAACCAAAAACAAAAACAAAAACAAAAATAATTAAAAACAAAAATCATGGCAAAATGGATTAATTTCAACGTTGTAGGTGGTGTTACTACTGGACAAGGTGGTACTCCAGCTCCTCAAATGGATGGAGACAATTTATTGTTAGCAGATAGTATTGTAAATGTATCAGTTGTAGTAACTGCTGCAGGAGCTCCAGATGATGGCGCTATTAAAGCAACATTAAATCTTTCAACTGGTGGTGGACCAACTACAGCAACTATGTTAGTAGCTACAGCTGCTGGCGCAGGTGCTTCACCTAACAACAACGTACCAGCTTCAGCTAATTATGTAAATAAAGTTAAAGCTGCTATTCAAAGAGCAATTACAGCTAACCCAGGTGGTGTTAAGTCTTCAGTTAGTTTACCGCAAGATACAGCGGATGCAACAGCTGCTTACAGCCCAACACTTAAGGTATACTTTAGAAGCTTTACAGTAGCATAAGTATGAAGTCTAGAGGATTAGGCGATTCAATCGCAAAGTTCACTAACAAAACAGGTATTAAGGCTGTTGTGCAGAATATTGCCAGCAGCCTTAATAAACCCTGTGGTTGTCAAGAAAGACAAAACTATTTAAATAAAAAATTTCCTTATAAATAATAATATGTTCTTTAGATTAAGTAAAGGTTTTAAAATCAATGCTCCATTTATGGAAGATAATACACCTATACATAATGTTGATTTAGAAGAAGGTGTTTTAGGAAAAGCAAATAAAAATGGTACTATATTAGTATCAGATAAAATAACCGATCCAGAAGAAAGAGAAAGTGTAATAGAACACGAAAAAGTTCACATAGATCAAATCAAAAGAGGTGATTTAGATTATGATGATGAGTTTGTATACTGGAAAGGAAAAAAATATTCAAGAGAAGAAATGCAAGAAGGTAATAAAAACTTACCATGGGAATCTGAAGCATATTCACAAACTGATCCATTTGAAAAATATTAATTATGGCATTTAAAATAAATAATCCTTTTACATCTCGATATTCAAACTCTAATATACCTAGAGGAATGCAGAAAATGGAATCAAACACTCCGTTATTTAATCACGAAGCAGGTCACTCAGGAAATACTGAGGTTGAGACTGAAACAAGAACTAGTAAAAGCTACACGCCTGGAACTAATGTAAGACACGTAAGCTCAGGTGGAGGAAAGTGTAACCCAGAAACAGCTCGAGACTGGACAATTAGAAGAATATCTAACATGCAACAGCAGTTTAAAAATGAAGATGGAAAACGAGATTTTAAAAAAGGTAAAGAAATGCTTGACTCATACCATCAGTTTATAAAAGATTACAGATCTAGACGTAACATGGACTCTAAATACGCACTACCACCTTGTAAGCGAAAAAGTCTTTTTGACACATGGATTAGGAAACAAGGAAAAACTGATCCTGAATTTGTTTATAATTATAACGACAGCTGGTATAGAAAATATAGACCAAAGCAATATGAAGAGTGGAAAGAAATAAATAAAGGTTTATTAACTACCATTACAGAACAAAGAGATATAACTACAACCACTAACGAAAATCAAAGACCTAGTTATGAAAAAAGATGGGAGGAGATTGTTGAAGATGATGGCACGTACAAAGGAATGAATTTTGAAGAATGGAAAGAAGAATCAATACAGTACAACATAGACAATCCTACTAGTAGCAGTACAAGTACAAATAGAAACGTTGGAGACTGGAAAATTGTTAGCGAAGAAACTGAAGAAACTAATTAAATAATGTCAAAAAAGAAATTTAAAGATACTACGGTAGGTCAATTGTTATTTGGTGCTGCTTCTGTAATAAACCCTACATTAGGAAATGTATTACAAGGAGTAACTTCTCCTAAAGAAGCTATAGCTGAAATAATAAAATCAGATGCTCCTGCAGATGATAAGATAAAATTACAACAAATAATATACGAACAACAGAATAAAGAAATAGAAGCTATAACATCAAGGTGGGAAGCAGATTCTATGTCTGATTCTTGGATGTCAAAAAATGTACGTCCATTAGTTTTAGTATGGTGTATTGTTGTATTTTCTTTTGCGGGTATACTAGATAGTGTAGAAACAATACCTTTTCATATAAATGAATTATGGAACGATACTTTTGAAAAAGTTATGATGGCTGTTGTTCTAGCTTATTTCGGTGGTCGAAGTAGTGAAAAGGTTACAAGCATATTCAAAGGGTAAATATAGATAAAAATAAGTGATTATATCTATAGAAGTATTAAATTAAATTAATTAAAATTAAATAAAATGAGTGAAGAAGTTAAAAAAATAACAGAAAAAGAATTTGAAACAGTAAAAGATTTTCAAACAAAATTAAACAATATAGTATTTAATATTGGATTAGTGGAATCTCAAAAACACGGTTTTTTACATGAGTTAGCTGGTGTTAATCAAGATCAAGAAAAATTCAAAAAAGAATTAGAAGATAATTACGGTTCAATAAATATAAATTTAGAAGACGGTTCTTACACGGATGTTGTAGTAGAAGAAGAAGAAAATGAGTAGTGTAATACGTAAAATTAGCATTGGTGCTGATTATAAAAATAATGCTATGCATTATTCGGTAGGTCAAGAAGTATATGGTAATCATATTATTTCTCATATTTTATTTGAAGAGAAAGATAATTCATATAATATTCATATAAAGAAAAGCGGTGAAATATTACCTTGGAAAAAATTTAATTCACATATGGCTATTTCTATTGAATATGATTTAGAATATTAATGAAAAGTTTATATGATTTTATTATACAACCTATAGGTGATAGGTATGCTAATAGTAAAAAAATAGGTAAAAAAGATTTAATTTTAAATACAAAAGTTGAATCTTGGAAATTTGTAAATAGGTTGGCAAAAGTAATTGAAACACCAATTGCTTTTTCTACACCTATTAAAAAAGGAGATATTATTATTGTTCATCAAAACATATTTAGAAGATTCTATGATATGAAAGGTGTACAAAAAAATAGTAGATCTTATTTTAAAGATAATATGTATTTTGCAGGTATGGATCAAATATACTTATACAAAAATAAAGATACATGGAAGTCTTTTGGTGAAAGATGTTTTATAAAACCATTAAAAAATTCTGATTCTTTAAAGAATAGAAAAGAAGATCCTTATATTGGGTTATTAAAAATTGGTAATAATTCATTAGAAGCATCTAAAATTAACCCAGGTGATATAGTAGGTTTTAAACCAGGTGCTGAATGGGAGTTTTTTATAGATGAAGAACGCCTTTATTGTATGAAATCAAATGATATTGTAATTAAGTATGGAGATAAAGAAAATAAAAAAGAATATAATCCAAGCTGGGCATGTAGCAGTTGAAGAACTGATTAAAGTTGCTAAAGAACCGATTATAGATTTTGGACCAGATATTTCCGCAGATAGATTAAAAAACGCTGCAGCTACAAAAAAACTAGCTATATTTGATGCTTTTGAAATTTTATCAAAAATAAATGAAGAAGAAAATATCATAGAAGGTAGAGTTGAACAAGAGAATAAAAAACCTAAAGAATTTAAAGGTTTTGCTGAAGGAAGATCTAAGTAATGCATAATCAATCTCTATATAAAATATTAAAAGATCACATTAAACCTAAAATTATTAAAAAAAATAATAGGTATAAAAAATGGGATTATGGATATAACATAGAACATGATGTAATAGTTATATCTAGAACAGGTGAAATAGGTGATGTATATGAAATACAAAATCTAAAAATAGCTTTACCTAAAGAAAAAGATACTTTTAAATTTAAATCAGATAAATTTGAATATCAACCTTTACCTAAAGAATTAAAAAGAATTAAAACTATTTTTGATTGGGAAGAATATGATTTAGATTTTAAAGAAACATGGTACGATTATATTGATAAAGAATTTACCCGTAGAGAACAAGGTTTTTGGTTCTATAACAAGGGTAATTCTACTTACATTACAGGTACTCATTACATGTATTTACAGTGGAGTAAAATTGATGTTGGTAAACCAGATTTTAGAGAAGCAAATAGATTATTCTTTATATTTTGGGAAGCTTGTAAAGCAGATGATAGATGTTATGGAATGTGTTACCTTAAAAACCGTAGATCAGGATTTTCATTTATGGCTTCAGGTGAAACAGTTAATCAAGCAACAATATCTTCTGATAGTAGATATGGTATATTATCAAAATCAGGTCCTGATGCTAAAACAATGTTCACAGATAAAGTTGTTCCAATATCAGTAAACTATCCTTTTTTCTTTAAGCCAATTCAAGATGGTATGGATAGACCTAAAACAGAATTAGCTTATAGAGTACCAGCTAGTAAATTTACAAGACGTAAACTTACACAAAATGAAACACTTCCAGAATTACAAGGATTAGATACAACTATTGATTGGAAAAATACTGGAGATAATAGTTATGACGGTGAAAAGTTAAAATTATTAGTACATGATGAATCTGGTAAATGGGAAAGACCAAACAATATATTAAACAATTGGAGGGTTACTAAAACTTGTTT